ATCGACCAGGTGGATGTTGATCCCCTACTCGAGCCTTCCGCTTACTGTGAACCTTGTAGTTCGCAGGCGCGGCTCTGACTCTGCAGTAAAAGATCAACGAGATCCTCGTGATGACTACTTAAATGTTCTTCGTCACCTCGATCTGGTAATAAATCGAGACGGTGAACCCGGCCCCCAAGGGGGCTGGGTTGCCGACTATAAGTTCCAGAACCTCTGGACTTCGAAGCTTGCGACGAAGTCTGGAGAATCTGAATTCAGCTTTTACAGGCTGTCTCCGGAACAGAGGGTCCACGTACTTGTGACGCGGACATTCTGGTACCGGAAACTTAAACCTTACAATCAGCGACTTGTGCGAAACCTTGTGACTGGCGCAAAGAAGGATCTTCTCCATTTCAAGGAGATTCTTCATTACTCAGACGCAATCGTTTGCGGTTTGCTGCTTGGTTTTCCGGAACAGTTTGTCTCGTCGGGCTATGAACGGTCCGACAGGATTCACGTTTCGGTTATATCTAACTTTCTTCAAAATTTCCATGAAATGGAAATGATGATCAAAGCGTTCCGTAAGGAACTACGCTGGTGTATGTTTTCCAAGCGTCCTTTCGACTTGTCGAAGTTGACCGATCAAGGCCAATTTAGGAAGCTGGATTTCATGCTACATGCGGTCAAGACGTTGAACGAGTTAGCCTCGTCCAACAGTCGCCGCAAAATGTATAAGACGATGATGATTACTCAGACGCGGGCCTCCGGGCTCGCCTCTAAGAAATTAGTTCAAAAGTCTTTAAGAGATTTTAAGGAGGAGGTAATAGAAGCGAAGGAATTCAAACCCAACGCTACTTTAGCTCTTGCTGTCGATCAAGTCACCACAAGCGTCGCTAATCACGAAGCCTTTGGGCTTGACAGTATGTCAAAGATTTCCATGAGCACTTCAGCGTGCGTCGAATGCAAATCGAGAGATGGTGGGAAATACGGATTTCTTCAGCACTGGACTCAAGAAATCGAATACCCCCCTGATGATTTGAAACTGTTCTTTGAAGACCCCTCTTGGGGGGAGGACGAGAACGGAATCGAAATTGAAGTCCCGATCCGAGAAGGTCGTCCCAGTTTAGGAGACCGACTTTGGAACGAGGCGTTCCTTTTGGCACACGCTCGTGATCCTAAGATCATGAAAGTGAATGTCACAGCTGTGAGGGAACCTGCGAAGGCACGTACAGTGACTTCAGGTTCCATCTACAAAGATGCACTTTTACAACCCTTTTCGCATATAACGATTGAGGTTCTAAAAGTCCTTGATACTATATCAGATGCGTTCCAAGCCTCACGGCATGGTTGGCAATCCTTGCAAGATTTAGAAACGTGGGAGCCCCTACTTGAGTCCATTAAAGGTCAAGGGTCGAGGTTTTCAGGTTTCTGTTCTGACTGGGAAAAGGCAACCGATGCCCCACCATTTGCGAGTGGTAGGTATACAATGCGGCCGCTTCTTTTAAAGTTAGGCGTCCCAGTACACATCGTTGAGGTAATCCTCGACGTGTGGCTCGGACAGAAGAAAGCCAAGTGTGGAGACGACCATTTCACGATCCGTAATGGAATCATGATGGGCGATCCCCTCACTAAGTCTAATCTTTGTCTTGCACACCCGATTTGCGTCAGGTATGCTGAGATCAAGATTGAAGCGATCAGTCTCGGTACCTCGTCCTCCCAAAATCGGGGGAAAGGTAACGGAGATGATCTTTTTCGCATATATCGTCATCCCCTATTTCCGAAGTTGTATTCGGAATGTGCTAGGATGCTCGGGTATAAGGAGAGCAAGTTCGACACGTTTACGTCGAAAGACTGGCTCTTCTACTGTGAAGAGTGTTTTTACATTCCGCAGCACGCTCAAAACCTGCCGCGGATTGCACAAAAACATCGTAATATGGACCTGATGCCTTACCTCGATTATCCGAGGTTGCGGCTGGTGGTCGATACTACCAAGGATAGACAGGATTTCTCCTCGGATATCGTTGGCAAAGTAACACTGATGGGGAAGGAGATTAGTTTTCTCCCTACCCATTCGGTTCAATACGACTATTATCAACTAGCCTCGGCACTACAGGACGTGTGCTTAAGCGTGTTAGATGACAAAACTCCACACTTCCTTCCTTCCAAGCTTTTAGGGTTTGGAAAGGAGGTCGTTGGTGGAAATATTAGTTCTATGAAGAATCTCCTGAGCCAGATGAAAGGCTGGCAAAAGGATTTTGTTCACGCAATTGTATATGAATGGTCCAGTGGAGATTGGGTCCTGTTGAATTACAGGACCTCAGTCTCAGTTGGGCAAAAACATTTTAGTAATGAGTCAACGGTGGAAACGTATCGTATTCCATCAGATGATCCCATTCAGTCTCATAAACTAGTCGAGAAGGAACGTTTAAATATGTTCCCTCCCGGCGTTATTGAACGGTTGGTAGGTAGTGGTCACCTGGCTTACGAGTCAGGTGTTAGCCGCTACTACCTCTTTAATGAAAGACTTCAGGGCTTATTGACGTACGCAGATAAGAACTTTGACTTTTTTGAAATCATTAAGGTCAAAGTCACTGCACGATACAGTGGCTATGAAGTTGACGATTATACTATGGAAAACTTTTTGGAAAACTGGCGGTCTAGGCCGTTCGCTTTCCGGAAAATGATCTATGAAGATGTTTATGACATGGGTACTGTCGCGGATCTTTTGAAACGCGACCCTACTAGAGTCAAAGATTTTAATGGTGATGAGCTCTCGATCTTCTCGAAGTTCGGAGAGCGTCCCAAACCTTATTCTTCTTTCAGAGCGCAGGCCGATCGTTTATACAATTGGTTCCGCGAAGTGATTGACTTTGATGATGAAGGTCGTCCCTTGGAGAGGTACGAGTTGATCAAGGAAGGCGTTGAAACCGCCCGACTTGGTTGCCCTACGTCCCTTCTTGAGGACGACCCGATCATCGTATCTGACATCGTAACCTCGCCCAGTTTCCTGGTTGCGGTAGTCACTAATGATTTGAAGATGTATCGACTGGCTAAAAATAAGGCAGTTGATAAGATCGTTATTCGAATCCCTGTTGAGTGTTGGGTCGCCACAAGTGGTGATCACAACGCTCGATACAGCTTATTCTGGGAAAAATTCCAACCGGCAACCCTATGGGTCGACAGTGGGAACGTCCTAGGCTTTGAAGATGTTCGGAGTGGCGGCTTTAACACCGTCATTCAGAGTCGCTTCGCTTGGAGTGCAGATCTTCCAACAGTACTTCCTCGGGAGTATATTGGGCGATTTGTCTCAAAAGGATTACATGAAATCTTTGACCTCGTAGAAGAGTTCGGGGATCATGTAGATAAAATGCGCTATAGAGAAGTGTTATCGACACCGCTCGAAAGCGAAAACTCGGGGTATCCCCTCCCTTGGGAGGAGGAATACGTCCAGGAGTGAGAGTCTTGCCGTTTTTAGACGGAACTCTCGTTTCGGAGGTAACCCCCAATACTTGTTAAAGCAGGGTCGGAGTCGTGTCGGCGAGCGATCAAATTGAATCAATCGCACCTCAACGACTTACCGACTATCG